TTACATAGAATAAATCACCAACTCTAAAGTCACCTTTATGATCAACAGAGTTATATCTTATTTTTGCATTGTTTAATTCAGTAACTTCTTGTGTTTGCACAACAGTTGTTGGATCGTTATCAACATCTTTACCATTACCAATGTATGCAAAGTTTTGACTGATCAAATACATCAGTACACCATTGCCGTCGCCATATGCACCGTAGTTACCGTATACGTTTGCACTTGCAATAGAACGTATTTCTCCACCAAAGTCTAATGTGTCAGCAAGTGTAACATATGTTGCAGTTTCGCCGCTACTAAATCTTAAATCTTGTGAATTAAGAGTATCATCTACAATAGTTTCAGAACTATCATCTGCTGTGTTAAAATGTAATAAAAGTGTTGTTGAAGTATCACTTGTAAACTCTGATGTAATTGCACCAAATGCACCTGTATATCTACCAACACCTTTTGAAACTCTTACTTCGTCAACATTACCATCTAAGTACTCAGCAGTTGTGCTCCATTTTGCACCAACTACTAATGGTTTTGCTGAACCTAAGTCTGTACTAACTGTTGCACTATCTTCTTCTGTACCGTCTACAAAAAGTTTCATAGTTGTGCCGGTGCGCGATACTGCAATATGATACCAAGTTGCTGTAGTTAAGGTTGTTCCACTTGATAATACAGTTGAACCGTTAATATAAACTTCTGGATTACCTGCATTTAAATTTAAGTACGGACCTACATCTGTATCTGCGCCTGCTCTAAGGTCTATTAAACTTCTTGTACCAGTTACACTATCAAAGTAGAAAAATCCTTCAATAGTAAAATCATCTGTTCCAAAACCAAAATCATTGTTTGATGCAACACTAATAGAATCTTCAGTGCCATCTAATATAAGACTGCTTGTTCCAAACTTTTTAATAGCAGTATCTGTAACAGGATTTTGATTTCTTAATATAGTTTTGCCGCCGCGCTCTGCTGCAACTTCAAGTCCTGATAAATTTCCAGAAACATAAAATTTTCCATCAGCATCTACACTACTAATAGTTCCAGTTGCTAAAACTGTAGTACCATCTGTGTCATAATATGTAAATGTTTCGCCTGCTAGATATGGTCCGCTTGCTCCGTCAACTCTAACTGCTGTTTTACCTGTACCTTTTAGACCGGTTGCTCCGTCTAACGCATATAAACCTTTATTTGCAAAATATGTAAAACAATTAAGCCATTCAACTCTTGTACCATTTGTTATAGTAAGTGCGTCAACACCGGGAGTAATAAAAGTTACTGAATGAAATAAACAACCTGCTTCTCTAGATGCAGAGTTTGCTAAACTTCCGTCTAAGTATGCTCCGCCGCCTGCGTCACCTTCATCAAATCCTCTTGGATCTGCACCGCTTGTAACTGATCCTTGTGTAATAACAGTTACATTTCTAATATATGGTGAACGAGATGATATATTAAAATTACTTGCAAATTCAAATGCATATCCAGGAGCATAAAAATCTTTAATTGTTATATCTTCAACGGTTACTTGACCATTGAGTAAGAATGCTGTGTTAGTGTTTGTTCCTGTTGTAGGAGAAATATTAACTCCTCGTAAGCTGTGCCCTTTTACAGTAACACCTGCAGGAATTGTTAATGGAAATATTTCTTGGTATTCTCCAGGATAAATGTGAATAGTGTCGCCATTGCCAGCAACACTTAACGCATGTTCTAAAGTTGCAAAAGTATCATTAGGGTGATCACCCGAATATGTATCATCTCCGTTTTCTGATACGTAATATATATTACCTTGTCGTAGTGCAAGATCAACACCATCAACTTCAAGTGAAGTTGTTGTTACTGTTCCGGCATAAAAATTATCTACCCAAACATCAGACCATTGTTTGCCGCCTGCGACAGGATCAGAACCTAATGAGTAAGTGCTTGTTGTGTCTGGAATTATATCTGATTGTATTTCTGCATTGAACACAACGTTATCAGTGTCAGCATCACCTATTGTAATATTGCCATCTGCTGTAATTGAACCTGTTGCAACAATGTTACCATAAACATTTGTATTACCAAATATTTCAACACTGCCTGTTCCATTTGGATTTAATTCTAGATTAGCGTTTGATGCCGTAGTTCTAATTTCGTTGTTTTGTAATTCTAAATCATCAATAACAAGTTTATTTTGATATACAACACTATTACCTGATGTAGTGCCTAGTGTTAATGTATTTGCACTAGTTGCAATGTTTGAGCCAGAGATACTAATATCGCCTAGTTGTGCTAGTGTATCTACGTTAAGTGTTGGAGTTCTTGTTGTACCGCTTACGTCTAGATCGTATTGAGGTGTGTCAGTATTAATACCGATTCGGCTGTTTTGAACATCTAAATATAACAGGTCAGTCTCAAAAGCCAGATTTACGTTTTCACGCAAAAGGTTAGCTTTCAAGAGCGGACCACTAATGCGACCGATAGCCATCTCTTCTCCTCAATACGGGGATCCTGTCCCTCTAGCCAAATTCTCAGCCTCACGGCTCTTTGCTGGTTAACCACAGTCTGACCCTGCAATACAATGGTCGCTGTACTGCATTAATAATATTTATCTAATCTTATGAATTATGGTTGATAAGGAGCGTTTTTAACCAAGAACTAATGTATAAATATCAACTAGTTCTTTGAGGAGATCTTCAGTAACTTCTTCGCCTTCACCTGCAGACCGTTGCCATGCAGATCCGTTCCATGTTTCCATATAACCTTCTTGAGAATTATATCTTGTTTCACCAGTTTCGGGTGAAGGGTTTTGTTGTAAAGTTGTACCGTTTGGAACAACTAATCCTGTAGTTGAATCAAATTTAATATAACCTCTACCTTCAGCAGTAATAACCATTAAATTATCTGTTGTGTTAGATATAGTTTCGCTAAAAATTTCTAAATCAAAAGGAGCAACTATTCCTGTACCATTAGGGAGTATTTCTAAATCGCTATTACTCAATGTAGTTTCTATTACATTTGTATCAAATAAAACATCTCCATCTGATAATCCTAACAGAGTAAATGTTGAATTGTCTAGTACACCAGTTGTTGCACTTCCGCCTGTAAAAATTAAACTATTATTTGTGTTATGAGCTGTTACACTAGTATTTCTATCATCAGAATAAACACCGCCAAAACTTAAATTACCTGTTGAAAACCCTTCAAATAAATTTGTATCTGTATTAAATCTAATAGATCCTTCTACATCGGTTCTTTCGTTATCGTTGCCATTGCTCAATACAAATCCGTCGTTAGACGAAGTATTAATAATTTCTGTAACTGGGCTTAGTATAAGTTGTCCGTCAATAGTATCTATTGTGTTTCCACTTATTCTAATATTTCCAGTATCTATGCGTGTGCCATCAATAAACGTTCTTTCTAATCCATTTCTAACAACTATTTCACTTAATCCTGAAAAATCTACACCAGTGGCATCTATACTTGTAGTGCCTGTTTCAAAATCTGCAAAAAATGAATTTCCTACTTTAAATTTTCCAGCTGCATTTGTACTAGTAAAATGTATTGCGCCGTCATTTAGTTCAACAGCTTCATTTTCTTCTATAACTAATGTTGCATCATTAGATACATCATTTGCTGTACCTACATATGCAAAGTTATGACCTATTAAATACATTAATGTATCTGCGCCATCTGCTACTGCACCGTAATTACCATAGATACTGGCACTTCCAATTGAACGGACTTCTGCTCCGTAACGAACTCCGTTGCCGCCTAGCCCGTCTGCTCCTTGCGTAGCATATAAACTTCTATTTGCAAAATATGTAAAACAATTAAGCCATTCAACTCTTGTACCATTTGTCATTGTAATACAATCAACACCTGGAGTAATAAAAGTTACACTATGAAACAACATACTACCTTCAATAGTTAAACTGTTTAATTCATTTCCGTCTATTAATGCGCCTTTGCCTGCATCTCCCTCCAAAAACCCTCTAGGATCACTTGCACTTGTTACACTACCTTGTGTAATAACAGTTACATTTCTAATATATGGGCTTCTTTCATTTACTAATCCATTTGGAGTAAATCGAAAGGCGTAACCTGTGTCTCCTACGCTATCGTAATAAAAATCTTTTATAGTAATATCAGCAATAGTTGTATTGCCTTCCATAAGGAATGCATCTTTGTCTTGTGTTGCAACTGTAGGTTTGATAATAGTATTTCTTATATCTTCACCACGAATACTTGTGTTTGGCGGAATAGTTAACGGAAATTCTTCCTCATACTCTCCTGGAAAAATATGTATTGTAACTGGGCCTGCTGAACTTGCATCTACTACATCTAACGCATGTTTTAGTGTTCTAAAAGCACCGTGTTGATGATCTCCTACATTTGTGTCGTCACCTAATGTACTAACATAAAAAATATTACCTTGTCTTACTGCTAAACTAGTATCGCTAACTGAAAAACTTCCTACAGTTACTCTTTGACCGTTTAATAAATTACTATATAAGTTTAACCATCTTTTTGCTGTATTACCTAGTTGATATGTGTTATTAGCGTCTGGAATAAGACTACTATCTAAATCTGCATTAAAGGTTACATTGTCAGTATCGTTATCACCAAGTGTAAGATTTCCTCCGAATGTAATATCTCCAGTTGCATGTATATCGCCAGTGCTATTCCAATTAGATCTTATGTTTATTTCACCAGTACCATCCGGACGTAGTTCAATATTTGTATTAGCAGTTCTTGAACTTACTGTGTTATAATCAAATAATAGATCGTCTGTAGCAATACTAGTTGCTTCAATTGTAGAGTTTGAAGATAATAATAGATCAGCACCAGTAAAATAATCTATTCTACTGTTTGCTATATCAAAATTATCTATAGTCGTTGTTGTTGCAATTAAGTTTGTACTTCTTAAATCGACAGGAGTTTCTAGGTCAAAGCCAGGACCGTCTATGTTTACGCCAATTCTACTATTGTTTACATCTAAGTGTAATAAAGGTATAGGCTCAGCAACTAATCCTGACGATTGATAAAATTTAAGGTCAATGCCGTTACGTAACAGGTTATCTGCTAATACGCCGCCGCCAATTCTGCCATTTTGTGGTTCTGCCATTCAGTATCTCCCGATACTGTATTTATTTTATTTGTCTAAGTTGTGGATTACGGTTACAGGTTTGCCTAATGGAACTGCACTTGTAAATTCAATCCACCAACCTGTTCCAGTTGCTGTATAAGGAGCATTTGGACCTGTTAGATCAACTTGTGCTGTTTGTTTTATTTCATAGTTTGTAACAGGTATTTGGATAACGTTCTCTATAAGAACAATAATATGCTCTGCTGATTCTGGATATGGATAATCTGCATCTCCGCTGTTTAATTCCCCGAATACAGTTTCAGTTGCATCACCAACACCTAGGTTTTGCCAAACTATTCCAGGATCTTGATTAGGCTCTTTGAATCTTATTTCTCTCCAAGCCCCGTTTTGATATGCCTCTAATTGATTGTCTGTTGTATTATATCTAATTTGTCCTTCGTTTGCTGCGGTAATAACAGCAGGATAAGTAAAATCGCCTGCAAATCCAGGTTGTTCGTTGTAAGGCCCTTTTGGAACAACCATAGCACGTTCACTATCGACTATTACTTGATCGTCAACGTCATATTTAACGCCTTTGCCAGTAATACTTCTAAGATTTGTGTTCTGTGCTTTTAATAATCTCATTATACTTCCAAATAACTTACTGTTGCTGCAAGATTAGTTAAGCCGCTGCCTATATCTGGTGTTGCAACAAAACTAATTTTATCACCTTCTTCTAAAATTATTCTTTCTGAATCAAACGTAAAAGTTTCTCCTGGGGGGAGAGTTAAACTTCTAACAACTGCTGTAACTGCGTTGTCTAAAGGATCGCCTGAAGGTATAAGATGCATATCAAAAGTTGCATCATCTGTTAAATTTGTATTACAAACTAATATATTTGTTATTGCATATGATTTACCTGTAGGAACTGCGCCTACAGGTACTCCTACACCTGTTGGGTCGAGTATTTCTGTAGGAGTTGTTTTTAATTGCGCATTTATTATTGCCATTGTTGTTCCTTAAAATATCATACTAAAAAGTAAAGATCTATTTTTACTTACTAATTCATCTCTAGTTTCGTTCTCATTTACGAAATATATTCCTGTTTTTCCTGAGTATTCATTTGATGTATACACTTTAACACCGTCGTCTGGAACACTAGGAGTATATCCCGAAGGCACTTTATTAATTAACAATGTGTCTTCAATTCTAACAGAACCGTCGCCCCACGCTCTTAAAAGTAAATCGTCGGCATCAGTGGTTATTGTTTCGATTGTTGTTCCACTGATTCTAATATCTGTAAATTCAAAACCATCAGAATATAATTGAGCAACTACTGCACTATCGATTGAAAAATCAATACGACTATCTACACCGCTAGTTTCTTCATCTCTTACAACAATACCAGACGGCGTTAATACACCATCACCAATTTGTGGTAAGAGAACTGTTGCAAATGCAGTTGAAATAGAATCATCTACATACTTTTTATTAGGTACGTGATTAGGATCAGTTACTCTATTTTCATAATTAAGACTTGTTCCGACTGTAACAACACCGCTATTAGAATTAATTAGATATAAATTACTTCCGCTAGTATTAATATAATTAGTTGCAATACCTACAAAATCGCCGCTATCGTGTCGTGCTCTCCATAAACCTCTTCCATTTATAGAATCAGGAGTATCGTCGTGATACGCCCAATAAGCGTCGGCGCCAGGATTTACATCTCTAACAATTCTTATACCCGATGAACCTAATGTAACTTCGCCTGATGTTTCGCCAGAATTTAATTCTATTATGTTGTCGGTTATTGTTACATCAGTTGATTGAACAGTAGTGGTGGTACCTTGGACTCGTAGGTCGCCGGTTACCCAAACTAAACCCACTTCACCGCCTGTGTCCAATTTTATGGTACCACCAGAAGATGTCTTTATCGTAAAATCACCACTGGTTTTTACGTATTTTGACATTTACTATTCCTATTAGTCTTGAACCGGAACTGTTGCTGTTCCTGATGCATCATCGTTTTCGTCGCCTGGTCCAACATTATACTTTATAGTATCTACATCAGTTGTGCCTGCTTCGTATTGAATCTTTCTATTATAAAGTTTAGTAACTTGTACAACAGTAGAGTCGTCCAATACAGCATTAATATTAAATTCGCTAGCACCTAATGCACCTGATGCTTTGTTAACTAGTGTACATGTTTCAGTTTTAGTACCGTCTGATACAATAAATTTATTTGATGATCGTTGCGAAACAATCCATGCATTAGTTACTTCACCACCTGCTGCAAATTTTACAGTTGATACTTCAATTTTTCCTAAGCCTTGGCCTATTTTTCTTTTGTTTATTGGTCTTCCCATTGTTTTTCTCCTTATTTGACGTTCTAGGTCTACGCTGCGGGTACAGCATAAGTCCGCCTTGCGGCACACTATTAGACACAAGTATTTATCACAAAAGGAAAAAGCCCGCACAGTGGCGGGCTTTAAAATAAGGGTGGGTGAAGGACTTGGGTTTACCTCCAACTATGCGTCTAGATACCTTTCATCTGTTACGCCTAGAACCTCGGTTCTGCTTAGTATCGCAGTTAGCATACTCTACATCTCTGTAGTACATGCCGGGCACTACCCCTAACCAAGTGCGCCTATTTCCTCTAGATTGGAAATTATTAGCGCCAACCCGTATAACAACGTCTTGTTATATTATTAATATAACATCTTACAAATAAAAGTCAACCATTTTTTTATATTTTTTTGCCTTTTTTCCAGCCTTCAGTAATAGATTCTGGAAAAACTTTTATAGTTTCATTAGGTCTATCATCTATGTGATTATCTTTTGTAAATTTAGAAGTAGAAACTCTTTCCCAACATACTACTTGAGGTGGTTCACATACATACAACGGTAATAGTGTAGGAGGTCTCATCATTAATAAATGATCAACTTCTGCTTTTACTCCGTTGTCTCTTGCATGTTCCCATAACCATTTTGCACTTATAGGTGTTAAGCCACAAGCATGTACACCTAATGATCTTTTTATTCTTACTAATTTGTATGCTTCTTCTGGTGGACTATAGTCATCAATACTACCAACTCTATGACCGAACGTTACTGTAGCCATATCAGGTATATCAATATTACATACATTACCCTTTACTACTGCATCATGTTCTAAAATTATACATGCTTTGTTTAATTCAATAATCCGTTTCCAACACTTTATATGTGATGCATGACAACAACAGTTGCCATCTCTTATATGATAATTTCCGTTTTTGTAGGTTCCTACAGATTGAAATGCTTTTTTGCAGTTTAAAAACTCAACTGCATCTATAAATTCGTACGGAAGATTATATTTTTCGCAAGACTCCGCACAAATTTGTGCATATTCCATAGATAATGGAACTTGGAGTCTGCGAATTATAAGTGCTTTATCTATTTTCAAGATATTTTATGCAATTTTCTGGTGTTGATTCTACATATGGATCATCATCGGTGCCATCGTTGTTAATGCCAGGTTCTTGCCACCACTTTTCAACAAAACCATCGTTAATGATTGCCATATAACGCCAAGAACGGTTACCAAAGCCTAAATGGTTCTTTCCAATCAACATACCCATAAAGCGAGTAAAGTTGCCTGAGCCATCTGGAATAACTTTTACATTTTGTATGTCTTGTGACTTTGCCCAAGCATTCATAACAAATGCATCGTTAACACTCATACAATAAATTTCATCGATGTCTTGGTTACGAATATTATCGTAGTTTTCTTCAAAGCCCGGAAGCTGGTAAGTAGAACAAGTTGGCGTGAACGCTCCAGGGAGTGAAAATAGTACTACACGCTTACCTTTAAAGTAATCGTCTGTAGTTTTATCTTCCCAACGATAAGGGTTATCGCCGCCAATACTTTCATCACGCACCCGTGTTTTAAATGTTACATGTGGTAACTTAAATCCTTCAATCATAAAATTCTCCTGTGTCTGTCTGCAGATTAGAAATATGGACAAATTGCCCACATTATTTATTATACACAATTATTGTACTTTGTCAACCGTTAAATCATCTAGCTCGGTAGGAATGCTAACTTGCTGTTCAGATCTTCTTATGCCTAACGCACGATTAGCACGATACAAATCAATTGACACCTTGTTGCGTTGATTGCCGCCAAGTATAGCATAGTAAGGAACACCGTTACGATCTATTGTTCTAATATAAAATCCAACGTGTCCTTGCCATCCTACATTGCCTCTCGGAAATACAACAAGATCTCCTGGTCGAATGTCTTCTTTAGATACTGTGTTGCCCCATTTTAAAAATGAACGTGCCATTAGCGGAACATCACTTACGCTTTCGCTTCCTGGTATTCTGCTTTCGTTAAGAACTGCATTAACAAACGCTGCACACCATTCTGTACGCACAGGATCTACACCAGTGTACTCACGTAGTTCTGCCCTGTCTCTACGTTCTTCTAGTCCTAATTTTTCTGCTGCTGTTAGCAAAGGTTTAGAATCTTTTATTTCTGCTCCACAAGCGGATAGGATAACGCTTGCACATAAAAATGCTAATAGTTTTGACATAAAGCCCTTTCTTGTCTTTGGATATTTAGCCTAAAAATACAACTACAGTGCTGCCTAGAATTGCAAGCAATATGACAAATAGCCATATGTAGTGCATTGCTGTTGTGTCTCTATGACTCCACATTACTTCATATCGTTTAATGGGTTGTCAAGTGCCTCTTGTAGTTTTTCAGTTAAGTCAGCCTCAACTTGATCCATTCTGTCACGAACATCTTTGTCCTGCACTTTTAGGTCTTCACGTAGTTCTCTATCTAGAGTTTTCATTTCTGTTCTAAATGCTCTAATGTCAGTTTGCACATCTCTAGTAGTTTCTTTTGATGTACGTTCAACTGTGTCAACTACACCTTCTATTCTGCGTATATCACCTTTTAGGTCGTTTTTAATTTCGTTTGTGTAACCTACTGCTTCTTCAAGTTTGGTTTCAATGATAGTCATTCTGTCATCATAACCTGCCATTAGCTCTTGATACTCTTGCTGTTGATCTACAAAGGCAATTGCTTCTTCTATCTTTTGATACATCAAGAAGCCACCGTAAAGAGATCCTAGTACAGTACCTATTACAGTTACTAGTGCAGTAACACTCATAAATGTTACTTTAAATCCAAGGACACGGAACTCTTTGTTCTTTAGATTTTCTATGCCCTCTTCTAAATTTTCTAGGCTTTCACCTAAGTCTTTGTCAGCCATTGCCCTCTCCTTTATTTTTCATACTGCTGTCTTACCATATCTCTATGCAGTTGATCGCTTGCCCCATTAAACAATCTTGCGCTAGGATTATCATAATTCTGTTGTCCTGCATATATGTCTTTAGGTGCGTAAAATGCTCCGTCTGCTAGTCCATCTGATTGATATGCTCTAAAGTTTGGATTGTAACCCATTAGTGCAGCATTTGCATCTTCGTTGTCTGTGCCTGCTAGTGCTTCTGCAACTAGTGCATCCTCTTTTGCATTTTGATCTTCAAATGACTCTGTGCTTTCTTCGATTGATGCCTCTACTATGTTTGTTTCTAAATCTTGTACTCTAGCAAGAGCAAGGTTAATTGCACTATCTACGGCTGCAATGTCAAAGTTAGAATCAACAACAAGCTCAATTGTCAAACCACCTGTGTCTCCTGGATCATTTGATTGTCCTGGTGTTGATGTTATTACAACATTCATTGCACCTGATTCTCCAAAGCTGCTAGGTAAACCTGTTGTATCTGTTGTTGTTTCTGTAGTTGTACCCATTGCAACTGCTTGACTTTCTAATGAACCACTACCATCATCGCTTCCGCTCATAGATTGCGATCCAAAATCTTGCGATCCTGTAGAACCTGTACTTGCAACACTAGTGTCTGAACTGCCTGTTGTGCTGCTGCCAGTGTTTGTAGTTGTATCTGAACTTGATCCTACTACGTTTGATGTAGTAGCTGAAGAAAGGTTTATATCTGTAGTTGAACCTGCAACAACTGCTGTTGCTGTTGCAGTTTGTTCTGCGTTAACTGCATCTGCTGCTGCTATGTCAGATTGTATATCTGCGCTTGTTTGTTCTGCGGCTGTCACACTTGCTTGTGAGTTTGCAACTGCTCCTGAACTTGCTGCGCCTGCTACGTTGTCTGCTGCTGCAACTGCTGCTGCTGCTACACTCAAAGGATTAGCACTAGGTGCATTAGACGCTGATGATTCTTCTTGTGCTACTTCTTCTGTAGCTTCTTCTACTGCTGTTTCTTCTACCGCAGCAACTTCTTCTACGGCAGCTACTTCTTCAACAGCTTCTTCTATTGCTGCTTCTTCTGTGACTGTTTCAACTGGAGCAGGATCAGTTGCCACCGCAACTTGAGTGCTTTCTTGTGTTTGAACAGTTTGTGTTTGAGTTTCAATAATTGGTTCACTTGTAATTTCCTCCAATGCTCCTGATCCATCATCTAATGATGCTGTTGATGTTTCTTGCACTGACTGTAGGAACGCTTGATCGTCTGTTGTTCCTGCAGGGTCTGCGGTGTTTGAACTTGCAATCATTTCTAGTAGTGCATCTTGTTCTGCTGCTAGTGCATCTGCGTAGCCAGGACACGTAGGATCACTCAACGGATCTAAGTCACAACTATTATCTTCTTCTGGCGGACGATAAACATATAATCCGTATATCTGTCCTTCTCTAAATTCTGGTCCCCACCAGCCTGCCCAGGCGCCTGCATCTTGTCCGTATACTTCAATTGTTACTGTATCAACACCTGTTGCGTCTGTACCAAATGCTTGTGGAAATAACTGCTGCCCGTACTGTAGTTGCCAGCTTGCTATTTCGTATGAGTAGTCATATTCTCTTGAATATAGTTCATTGCCTGCTGTATCCTTAAATGTTACTGTTACAGTAAGCGGATCTTGAGAAGCAGTTTGATTTGTACTTGTATCATTTGCGTTATAGTTTTTAACTTTCCATTGGTACAAGTATCCAACAACATCAATCCCTACACTGCGTAGTGCATCAGCAATTACATCTTGTGTTTGGCTAATGGTTGCTGCTGTCCAACCAAAACGTATAGCACCGTCGCCGTTGGTACCAATGTTAGCACAATTACCTCCTGATACGCCTGCCCACGAACCGTCGCCATTGTTATCTGTACTTTGTATTAAGCATCCTGAGGTTGCACTCCATTCGCCTACATACCCTCTATGCCACGCACTATAAGTCATAGAGTTATCTAACAATGGATCAAAGTAGGTTCTGTCTTCTTCAAGATAAGTAGGATCGCCAGGCAAGCCATAGATAATGGAGGTATCTACTGTGCCAGTAGTACCATCACTAAAGGTAGTTTCCTGTGCTAAACTATTAGAGGCCCAAAAGCAGGACCATAAGCCCAGCGCCAAGGATGCCTTTAACAGCACCTTCCGCTTGATCATTACGTCTTGTCTCCTGTTCTATGTTTGTTGGTTGTAGCTCAGGATTTAGTTCCCACTTCTCTTTTGCCTCTGCACCAATAGAACCATCAAACGGGCAAGGCGTACCTGCCATTTCCATAGCACGATATACACTTGCATCTTGACACATTAGCGCAACTGCTGCTACCTTCATACCCATATTGTAGAGTGTTTTAGAATTTTTTAAACGTTCACAATTTAAATCACGAACGTGTCCGCCACCTGACACACCTACAATTTGTGTTTGAACAGCACCAGAATATGTCACAGTACAAGTATCATTGCCGCCTAACATCACAGTAGGTGCAATAGCACTTGGTGGAGGTGATATGATTTCTTGTCTTATATCACTTGTATTGTTATTGTTATTATTATTTGTATTATTATTTGTATTATTGTTTGTATTTGTACTTGTGCTAGTGTTTACGTTTGTGTTATTGTTGGTGTTGGTGTTAGTGTTGTTACTGGTAACATTACTTGTGCTATTAACTGTTTGGTTGATATTAGAATCTGTAGTTTGATTCACGTTTTGATTGATTGTTGAATCACTAGTTTGGTTAATAGTTGTGTTATTAGTATTTGTATTTGTATTAGTGTTTGTATTATTTGTACCACCACTTAATATATTATTATTTGTGTTGGTAGTTGTACTGTTAATAGTAGTGTCGTTGGTATTAACGTTTGTGTTAGTATTAGTATTATTTGATGTACTGTTAACTGTGGTGTTATTTGTATTCAAATTAGTATTAGTATTTGTATTCGTAGAGGTAGTTGTACTGTTAATAGTAGTATCGTTGGTGTTCAAATTGGTATTTGTGTTGGTTGTTCCGCCACTTAGCACATTGTTATTTGTATTGGTACTAGTAATAGTTGTATTATTAGTATTCAAATTGGTGTTGGTATTTGTACTATCAATCGTTGTATTGTTAGTGTTCGTATTTGTATTCGTGTTGGTACTAGTACTATCAATTGTACTAGTATTAGTGTTGGTGTTATCTGTTGTTACATTACTATTTGTTGTAGTTGTTGAGTCATTGTTTGTAGTGACATAACTAGTTGAATCGTAACTAGTTCCGTCTATTACAGTTTGTGCGCTTATCTGTCCATTCAATGCTATCAACAGAGCACCTAGCAGACTATATCTTATTATTTTGTTCATTATTGCCCTCACTAGTATTTATTGAACACTTGCCCACAAATATTTATCGGTCAAACTGTTAAAAATTTAACACCTACTTTATAAATACACTATGAAGCAAGATGAACAAGAAGCGTTTTTTGAACTATTTGACGAATTAAAGTATAATCATTCTGATAATATTTCTAAAACACTGCCTGACGAAATTGACGATTTCATAATTGATAAAATTAAAGATGCTTTAAAAGAAAACAACAACAATCAAACTCGTGCAAGTGATTGTTTAGGTATCAAACGTACTACACTAATTGCTATGTGCAAGCGTCTTAAAATATTTTAATGATCGTAAACTACGGTTCTGTTTGGATCAACTTTTACAGGTTTACAATACGCTGTTATTCTATGTTCTGTAGGAACTTCCCATTTGCTTCCATAGTTTCCATATTGTCTTACTACCCGTTGAGCATAATACTGACAAACATCTATACTTCTAAAATACATAGGATTAGGTTCTTGTTTATCAGCTATCAATACCATCAAAATAAATGCGTGAATCATTTACCATTTACCTTGACTTACACCTAAGATCCACATATTTTTTCAACTAACATTTTTTTAAGATATTCTCTACCTTTAAGAAACTCTGTTATCTTGTTGTTTGTTTCAAATGCATTAGTTGTAAGTGGCATTGCTTCGCCAACCATAACTGTATCTTCAGGTAGTATCTCTGCAACGTGTAGATCTTTTTTAAATTTTACCATTTACCTTGTCCTACTCCAATATAATAAAACACCACTGTCAAAATTCCTGCTCCAATAACTGCTGCAATTAAGCCTACAGTCCATTCTAGTATTTTCTGCTTACGTTCTTCTGCTGCGTAAACTGCTTCTTTCTGTTGTTTACGCATTTGTGCTTCAATACGAATTATTTCATCCCAAGCACTTGGACCGTAGTATAATGAAATGTAACTGCGTAGTTCTTCACGCATTTCTTTGGCTTTTTGTTTATGTCCCCAGATTTCTAATGCATTTTGTTGTATTTGGCTTGAGCCAAATAGCTTTTTAAATATCGGAGGATTTTCTGCTTGTTTGTGAGCAAAGTCTAAATCAGAAATGGCCTTGGACCATTGTCCAAGTTGTGTTCCCATATCTTGTATTTCTCTGCCTACAGAAATTGCTTGTTTGATGCCATTGTACGCTGCGGTTGCCATTCCAATGGCGCTGACTGGATCTATCAAATAATGCCCTTTCTTTGATAGAAGAGCCCTCACGCTCTACACTAGTATTTATGCAAAATTCTAATTATGCTGCGTTACTAACAATTAAATTTACTGCCCACATTAGAAACATAAAACAACCTATGCAGGAAACACCTATGATAGTCCCGTCTATATACATTGCTTGTTTAGCTGCTCGTCTTCTTGCCTCTGCTATTCTTGCTTCGCGAATGCGTCTACGTTCTAACATCATATCTTCGTAGAATTGGCTTTGACCAGAATACAATAAGAACTCTCGTAGTTCTTTTTCTAACTGCATAGTTTTGTGTTTTGCTGCTGTTATTTCAAGTGCTTGTGCTTCTACACTTGTGCCGCTGAAAAGTCTCTTAACTTTAGAACCTTCTTTGTGTTCAACACTTGCTTCTGCTATACTTTCTTTAGCATCAAAGAATTTACCAAATGCACTTGCAACGTCTTGGGCTTCACGCCCCATTTCTATTGCACGTTTAATGCCATTGTAAGCAGATGTTGCCATACTTACTGCGGCTGCAATTTCTACCATACTTACGCCCTCGTAGTAAAGGTAATACACCGAGCCTTCAATGTATATAGTATTTATGTAATACAAGTCATAAAAATAGGGCCCGTAGGCCCTATTTTATTTTACTACAAAGCTAAACTTAGCTGAAGCTTACATTACCATCGGTAATTGCAACTGCTGCTAAGTAGTCTGCTGCGTTACCTAGAGACGAAGCAGTATTTGATAGCTCAACATATCCATAACGTGTCATGAATGATACTGTTGGCTCAAATGTGCTTGGATCTAGTACAACGCCTGAGCTCATTAGTGGGATATATGGGCAGTAGAACGCTGCTGCGTCTGACTCTGAAGTACCCTTATAACCAACAAGAACGTTAGCATCGTCTGCTGCATATGTGTTCACATATACTTTCATTGCGTTGTTTAGTGTACCAACCATCTTAGTGTTAGTTGGAGCCTCAAAAGCACCTTCAGTTGTACGAGCAAACGCTGAAGTAGTTGCTGACTGTAGAATTGTTAGCGCGAATGGGCTAACAACTGCCCAGTTACCAGCACCACGACGTGTACGCTGTGCAATCAAGTTTGATGCTCTGTTGATTTGAACTGCTAGTGCAGCATGCTCGTCACCAACGAATGTAGCAGTACCTGAAACAGCAGCTTGGTCGTATGTTTCAACTGCACCACCTGCTAGTGTACCTAGTGAAGCAAGAACTTCTTGGTCAATTTCAGCGGTAATTTCTTGTGCTAGAGCAGCCATAATTTCTGCTTCAACATCAATACCATGCTGTGACTGAGCGTCCTGAGCTGCCTCAAATGTCCAGCGAGCTGACAACTTACGTGTCTTAGCTTCAACTGTTTGCTTGAGGATCTGGATGCTTAGTTGGTTACCAGCAGTACCTTCAGCAGCCGCAGTAGCATTAGCTACACCTGCTGTAGAACCTGAATATGCTTCAGCAATTTTGAATGGGCTTAGAGCTTCTTCGCCTGCTGTTGCACCTGATGCACCTGTACCATATGTGTCAGTGTAACGAACACGTAAAGTATGGATTTGACCAACTGGTCCAGTCATTGGTTGTACACCAACTAGTTCATTAGCAATAACTGTTGGCATAACACGTCTGATCACTGGTAGGATCACACGGTTTAGTGTTGCAACGTTACCCGCTGACGTTGCGCCCGCTGTAGCACTTTCTGACAAGTACTTGCGAGTGTTTTCTAGCGTAGCAGCCATAACAGACTTCTTGTTGCCTTGCAAGCCTTCAAGAAGAGCAGTTTTGGTGTCCTGCCAGCGGCTTTCTAATAGTTCTGACATCATAATCTCCTTAATTTAATCCAGCAAGACGTTTAATGTCAACAACATTGTTGTCTGTTTCGTCTGCTTTATTTTGTGTCATTGTTTCTGTACGGTTGCCTGTAACCTCTGTGCCTTCTGTAATTACTGCCTTACGCTTTGCTGGAGTATTTCCATCAATCACTGATGGTAAGTACTTATTAAATTGTTTTTGTAAACGATCAGTTTGTACTGATTCCAGTAAGTCTGTCATAATCTCGCGCTGATCTTTGCTTAATGGCGCAATCAGTTCGTTCATAATTTTTTCTCTTCTTGCAGATTCAATTAAACGCTGTTTTTCTGCGTTGACCGATTCTGTAAGAGTTTTTGCTTTCGCTGCAAATGCTTTAGCTTCTGCAAGTTGCTTGTCTTTTGTATCAAGTACTTTTAGAAGTTTAGCAGTTTCTGATTTCTCATTTAGGTAAGAAGTACCATATTCTGCTGCAAATGCTTCGAAAATCTTACGACCAAAGTCGTTTCTACGAGCTACTTCAATATCTTCTTTAAGTGCAGTAATCTCTGATTTGAGACCTTTTGCAACCATTTCTGATACTGCTGTAGCACTTCTTTCAATAAAGTCTTTTTTGACTTTTGCGAAATGTTCTTTAGCTTCACGTACTAAGCGTACTTTTGTTTCAGCTAAGTCTTTTTTATCTTCATAAAATTCTGCAATTTCACTAGATAGAGCTTCTACAACAAATTCTTCAAGTTTAGCATAATTTTCTGCCATTGCTTGCTTATCTGCATGTAGTTCTTTGATTTCTTGTTGAAGAGTTTCTACTACAAAACCTTTGAGTAGATTTGCATTTTCACGCATAGCAACAGCATATTTTGCTTTTGCTTCTGCTAGCTGTTTGCGATCATCTGCAAACTCTGCAATTTCTTCTGCAAGACGCTCAGTAAGCATACTATCAATTGCTTCAACCATTGTTTGCTTGTCATGCTCATACTTCTGTGCGAATTCTTCGCGAAGTTCAGCAGTCGCGGCGCGGCGGTTTTCAGCAACTTTGCTTTCCCAAGCTTCTTCAATTTGTGCTCTGATCTCTTCTGAAACAACATCGTTTTCGAAAAGTGTTTTCAGTGCATCTATCATTATGTTCTCCTTGTTCACTGGAGTTTGTTGATTATGTTAATCAACGATTCCTTAAGATACTTTTGTGCCTTGTTGTCGTGTTTTGTTGCCTGTGCAAGTTCGTATGCCTGATATCCGCCACGAGCGTTCATAAGGTGCTCATAGATTGGTGTAGGATATGCACCAGGGGCGCTGGGTTGAGCCACAACGTCCACGGTGATTATTTCAAAATCAGAAACGGTATTGCTACCGTCTTCTGAAACATTTCCGCTACCTCTTGATGAAACACCAAGTTTTACACCGCTTTCTAACATAGTTTTTACTAAATTACCCATTGGTGTAGGTAGTATTTTAAGCTTTCCGTAACCATTATTATCGTCCATCCACATTTCTTGTATCATGTGTGATACACGATCTAGGTTTATATTAAGTCCTTCTGGATGATCTACTTCGCCGAGAACACTGTAACCTCCGCTAATCTGATCATTGAGAGTTTTGACAGCCCTGCCTATTTCATTTACAGGATACACTCGCTGGTTAGCGTTGCGAACACCTCCCTGAATGCAAATACCTTTCATGTAAAGGTCTTTGCCATCGTTTGTGTTTTCGACCACTATACGTGCTTGGTCGAATGTCAAATGCTCTCGTAAGTTTCTCATTCAGTTTTCCTTACTTTATTAGCCGCCAATAGTTGGTTTTTTATTGTCAGCTGTCTCTGGCTTGCCCTTTTTCTCAGCGCCGTGGCCAGGTTGTGACTTCATTGATTTTGAAGCCTTTCCACCAGGAACATTTACGTTACCTGCTGAATCTTCTTTTTCAGATGGATTAGCTAATCCGCCTGATGTGCCGCTTTCGTCAGCTGTTTCGCCTTGTACAAGGTTTGAAGCTGTGCCGCCCATGTCGTTTTTGCTTGCTACTGCTGACTTGGTGTTTGCACCATTGTCGCCCATTGTAGCACTTACTTTTTCAACATACTCGCGCATTTGCTCGCCTGCTGTTTGTGGTGCTTTTGATTCTTCAACTTCTTCATCTGAAGCTTCTTCAACTTCTTCATCTGAAGCTTCTTCAACTTCTTCGTCGTCTGATTCGAATGCAAATGATTCTTCTTCTGGCTCTTCTTCGTCGTCCATGTCGTCCATGTCGCCGCCTTCGTCATCGCCAGTCATCATTTTTTCAAATTCTGCTTTTAGGTCTTCTAGTGCGTCTTCTAGGTCTTCAACACGATCTTCCATATCGCCTTCTTCACCTTCGTCTTCGTCGCCTTCTTCGTCGTCCATACCTAGGTCAGCCATCATATCATCTGCTGGATCGCCGCCCATGTCGTCGTCTGCTTCTACTTCAAACTCGTCTAGATCAAAGTTTTCGTCTACTTCGTCATCTGACTCATCAACTTCTTCATCAGCTGCTTCGTCTAGGTCTTCGTCTGACTCATCTACTTCTTCATCAGCTGCTTCAGTTGTTTCTTCGTCATCTGCTTCGTCAACTTCTGCTTCGTCTTCTAGTAGTGATTCGTAAATATCGCGTGATTTTTCAACTACGATTTCGTGAAATAATTCTTGTGCTGCTTCCTTGTCTTCATTTACAAGAAGCTCGAGCATCTGCTCAAATTTTGTTGTATCTGACATGATCTACTCCTATAAATTGTAATCACACCTAAGGTGTGGGGCTGTCATATAATATTTAACCGAGATGTAAAAAAACCTACGAAAATAGGCTCAAAACGAAGCAAAAAAATTAAATTTACTCAATATTGTATATTTCTTTAAATTTTTCTACTGTTATGTGGGATAAATTTCCTAATTTTTGTAATTCTTTAGGAGTAAAAGGAATTTCTTCATCTACTACTCGGAAGTATTTAGTATTAGGGTTTTTTGAAATAACTGCGTATGTTTGCTTTAGCCAATTGTTATAATAGGTTGCTTTATCTGAACTTTTTTTATAATTAGGTGTATCTGCATACATATTATTAACTAAATTATTAATTCCTACAAAATCAAATCCAAGAATGTATATGTTTTTATAAGAATGCTCACTTGCTAAGAATAATGCTGTAGGACCACTTGACCATCCTTTTGAAGGATTAAAAAAATTAAATCCAGTAAACTTAGAATATGCTTTGTTTGGATTTGTCCAAACACTATTATTATTTTGGTATTTAGATTTATTTATTTCTACTATCATTTTTACATCAACTGCAATAAGATAGTCAGGAGAAAACTCTCTGTAGAGTGCGTTGCACCCGTAAGTGGTTCCTTTATCAATTAAATCTATTAGAGGAATAGTACTTCTACTAGTACCATTGCCTATTACAAAGGCTGTGTCTTTCAAATTATAATCCGCCAGCTTCCCCTGCTGCTGTTTGAGCAGCAATTCCATACATTTGTCTAATAAAGTGCAAGTCTTCTTGCTTCTTTTCTGTATGTAGTTCGGATGCTTTGCGAATTCTATTAATTTGATGCAATTTTAATCTTGTTTTGCGAGTATCTTTTTTACTAATAATTGAGTCATCAGAGTCTTCCTCGTAGCGTTTGTCGTCTACAGGATCAACAGTTAAATTATCAAAGTAAAAAAGTTCACGTAGTATCATAGTAGTATTTATAAAGTTTGTTCGGTATTTGCCGTAGAACCTATTTGTGTGTCTGTAGCACTTTCTGGACCTCCGTCAGTGCCTCCATCCTCTGACGGTGTTTCTGTAGCACTTTCGTCTTCTATATTATCTAAATCTGATCCAATTCCTGCTGAACTTATACCTGCATCTCTTAACTCTGCATCAGAAGTACCTGGCATTGCAGTTAGGTCCTCGTCATTCTCTTCTCGCCATAAACGCTCATTCTCTGCAATTTCTTCATCTGTCATTCCTAAGAAACGTTTCATAGCAAAACGATTTGAAACATATGGTATTGCACTCATTTGTGTAAATGTAGGAATACGTGCATTGTCAATTTCGCTTTGTCTATAAGCAGCAAAGTTTTGTGGAGGTTGGAATTTAATATCAAACATTGCAACATCAACATTAATTCCTTTTTCTAACATATAGCGTTTAAATTCTTGATTAAACTCTTCTGCAACTAAGCCCTGCAAACGTTCACAATAGGTATTAAAGCGTAACTCCTGGATATATGCTGTTCCCACGCGGCCATCATTATATTGTGCTGCTGAATCATCTGCTCCAGTTGGTAAGTACGAACTTGGGATACGTAGTCCGCGTACCAACTTATTAGTAAAGTATCTAAGGTCATCAATTTCTCCTAAGTTAGTGCCACCTGGAAGCGTTTCAACTTTAGAGCCTCTACCTTCTGCGGTCTGCGGGAAGAAGTAGTCTTCGTTGATTGATAGAGGATTGTATGATGAGTCTATGACATTCTGACCGCCCCCTGTTGACGATGGGATCCTTCTTTGATGGATTTCCGTCTTAACACGTTCTACAAATTGCATCGCAAGGTGACTTGGCATATTGCCCACATCAACGTAGAATACTCTGCGCTCTGGCGCACGTTGGACACGATAGATAATAATCGCATCTTCAAGCAGTTCCTTTTGCTTGTAAACTTTAAAGATAGTTTCTAATAGACTGTTACCAAATGGAAAGTTGTTGTCTAATCCTTCACTTAGTGAAAGGTGTACCATGTGTTTAGCATCAACAGTAACTTCGCCGTCGTCTGTAGTAAATCTACTACCGCTCATACTTTGTTGAGGTTGTCCTACCATTCCACGAGCACCACCTGTAGGTTCGTATTGTGAGCCGCCGCCACCTGTAATATTACCATTAGTTTGGTAAGGAGTTGTAGCTACCATTTCTTTAAAATTAAAATTAATATTTTTAATTACATATTGTTCTGGTAGTTTTCCTTCTGATTCATTAACAATAATACGAGTTACATTTGCAGGATCAACATGAAATAATTTTTTAGTTTCCGGATCACGTAAAAAAAACTGATCGCCATATTTAAATACATTTCTTAATATACGAAACATACGTGTTTCAAAATTTTGTAGCTTACACCATTGTTGTAGATACTTTTGAATAATAGTTGTTTCTGAATTTGTTGCTTCTGACTTAAAATCAATTATAAATGGTGTTTGATTTCTTTTGTTTTCTTGTGTACAAAATTCTGCAAGAATATCTAGTGCTGCATTAACTTCACTATCTAAATCCATTGTGTTATACTGACCATAACGTTCAACACGATTTGGTGATCCAACGTATACGTCTGGAAGATATGACGAGTAGTTTGACCGTGCTGGACCTGCCATTGATCCGCCACCTCTTGTATTTGTAAATGGAGAATAAGATCCGCCGGGATTATTTCCTGTAGGCACTGGTGTAAAATATTTTTTCCAACTCATTTAGTTCTCCAATTAACTCACTGTCCTAGATATATCAAGGCCTCTTGCTCGGGTGTTTACTTCGATTTGATTTGTTTTAGTGTTTTGGGCACGTAGAACTGCTAAGATTTCTTGTAAACTACTATTTACTTCTTCTCCACCGGCTCCACCACCGCCAACTGAATCCATTTTAGCTAATACACTTCCTGCATTTTCGCCTGTACCAGGACCAAATTTATTATCTTTAGCAAGTTCTTCGTTTAATTCACCAAGAACTTCAACCAATCGTTCCATAGCATTAGTATAACTTAAAACAGTGTTTACGTCAAGTCCTGTTTTTAAAATATCTAAATTATTTTGTAATCCATCTAAATTTGCAAATGTAGCTATTGCGGATTGTGCATCAGCAAGTGCTGCTCCGCTTTCTGCAGCAGGTGTAACATCTGGTGGTTCTGAAATAGTTGCACTTGCAACATCATCGCCTCCGCCAAATAAAGATTTGCCTTCGCCACCTAACCATTTAGGAAGATATGCTTTAAAGTTTGGCATTTCAAAATCAAATGTAAAGAATCCTTTTACAGCATCTATTATTCCTTGAAACATGCTACTAATACTAGGAAGTTCAAAATTTTCTAAACTAAAGAATCCTGTAATAGTTGCCCAAGCATCTGATAACAAACTAGTTATACTAAAGGATGTTCCTTCTTCGCCTTCGCCGCCACCAAAGCTAAAGAAACCTTTTACAGTTTCCCATGCATCAGTTGCTAGTTGACTAATACTAAAACTAGTTCCATCAAAGCCGAACCATCCTGTTACAGTGTTCCACATATTTGTTGCTATTTCACTAATACTAAAAGTAGTATCTAAGAAGTTAAACCAACCTTTTACAGATTCCCAAGCCATAGTTCCTAGTGCAGAGATACTAAAATCAGTACCTTCCATACCAAACCAGCCGGTCACTGTGTTCCACATATTTGTTGCTATTTCACTAATACTAAATGTTTCACCTTCTCCAAAAGTAAACCATCCTTTTACAGTTTCCCAAGCAGTACTAAACAATCCGCTTATTCCTGAAGCAGCATCTCCTAGTACGTCTGCTGTCCATGTAAACGCAGCAGTTAAGGCGTCCCATGGCTCAGCTAACAAATCTTTCAATGCTTGTATACCAAATACTGCTACAATAGCAGCAGCAATACCTGCAGGTATTGCAAGCACTGGTGCAGCAATAGCAGCCCCTATTCCAATTAACCCACCAACAAACAATGTTCCCCAAGGTATTTCAAAATCCATTAATCCGCTAAACATTCCTTTAACAGCATCAGTAATCCAAGCTCCGATGCCGCCGCCCTCGCCACCAAATAATCCTGCAACATCGTTTTCAAGAACAGTACCATCAGACAGTTTGTCTCCTTTTTTTCCTCCAAAGAGTGCAGTCTTTAAATCAAAATTTTGGAAATTAGAAACAAATGTTTGTATTGTTTTTGTTATATTTTCAAGACCTTCTTTGAATGCAGGCGATTTAACAAAATCACTTAGAGTAGTTGCAAGTTTATCAAATTCTGTTGTAATAGTTTTTAATGCACCACCTTCGATAAATGCATCTAGTAATGCACCCCTAAACTGTCTTACAGTTTCTCCAAGTTGTTTTAAACCTTCATTCCTATTTGCTTCTATTGCCGCTTTGCGTTGCATTTCTGCAAAATCTTCTAGAGACATCTCTGCCATATGTGCAGTTTCGCCTACTATTCCAAATACAGATTCTAAACCCGGTATAGATTTAGATAGTTCTTCTACAGTTGTGTTATTTACTCTAGCATATTCTTCTAGATCTTGACGAACTCCAACAACAAAATTATTAAGTTCTCGCGGATTCATATTTTCAACATCGTCACCAAGTTGTGCAAATGTATCACTAAACTGCATTAGTCTTCTAGTAGACTCATTAGTCGGAATACCATCATCAAAGTCAACTAGTGCATCTGCAAGACCTTTTGAAATACTGCTTACTGTACCTATGTTTGCGCGGAAACGTTCGCCTTCTTCACCGGTGTATCTGCTCATTGCTGCTCTAATTCTTATGTCAGCCTGTTGTGCTTTTATTTCTTCCATTATCTGATCGCGGCGTTTACCTGTTGCAGCAGATAATGCATTAAGTTGTTCACCAAATTCAGCTGCATTTTTAGCTGTTATTCTACCCTGTATTCTATCTCGTGTAAATGCGCCTGCTTGAATGTCTGCATAGTCTACTAATAATTCGTTTAATTCAGTTGATGTAAAACCAAGGCCCATTAATGCTTTACCCGGACCGTCACGTAGTTCTTTACTCATTGCTGCAAATGACTTTGCACCTGAAGCCACATCTGAACCAAACATTTTCATTACCATCGAATTTTCAGAAACTAGATTAACAAATTCGTCTAATGGCATTGCAGCAGCAGCCGATGCTGCTCTAATATCATTTAATCCGTCGCCAAAACGTGCACCTACTGCACTTAATTCTCTAAATGCAGACATATTTGAATCTATCATTCCGGTTAATAGGCTTAAATGTCCTCCTACAATCGGAATGTGTTTGGCAAAGTCAGACAGCTCGTCTCCGCCAAACATTAGTTCAGTAGTTAGATTTTTTAAAGAAGCACCTACTGCAAATAAACCTGAAACAGCAGCATCTGATAATGCTTGTCCAAATTTTTGTAGTTTAGATGTGTTGTCTTTTAGATTTTCTGTATTTTTTTCTCTAGAGTCTGCTTCAGTATCTATAATTTTTATACCATCTTTTTGTGCCTGGGTATAAAGTTTTTGAGCTTTAGCAGCAGCCGATTTTCCTTTTTCGCCACCTAGATCTCTCATTGCAGCCAGCAGATTTTGAAGAGTTGCTTCGCTAGCAAGGCCTTCACCGCCTACATTAGTAATTTCTACTTGTTCAGCCAAAACATTAATTCCTAGTTAACTACGTATATAAATAAAATAGATACATATTTTTATAATTGTATTTATACGGAGATAATCATGGTAGAATTTAACCCTACACAATATGAGGACAATCCTCTAAAGAAATACTTTAGACAAGCTAAAGTATACATTACATTACCTAGTCAAGGCAAATACTGGCCTGCAGGTACACTAGATATGCCAGACAACGGTGAATTACCAGTATATGCTATGACAGCAAAAGACGAGCTTACTATGAAAACTCCTGATGCACTTCTTAATGGCGAAGCAACTGTAAGTGTTATTCAAAGTTGTGTTCCTAATATAAAAAATGCATGGAAACTACCAAGTGTTGATCTAGACGCTGTACTAATTGCAATTAGATTAGCTACGTATGGCGACAAGATGGATATTAATACTACTGTTCCTAATATTAATGTTGAAAAAAGCTATACATTAGATCTAAGACAAGTATTAAATTCTCTTGTAACAAATACCTTTGAAGATATTTTTGAAATCAACGACATGAAAGTACATCTAAGACCTCTAACATACGAAGAGTTTACAGAAGCTAGCATGAAAACTTTTGAAGAACAACGTATTTTTGCACTTGTTAATGACGATGGTATTCCTGATTCAGAAAAAATTAAAAAGTTTAATCAAAGTTTTATGAAACTTACCGAACTTACTGTGTTTACAATATCAAAAAGTATATCAAGAATAGACGTAGGAGATGATTCTGTAACAAATCCTGCGCATATTCAAGAATTTATTGAAAATGTAGACAAAAGTTTTTATACAGAACTTACAGAGCATTTGAATGCACAAAAAGATAAATTTTCTATTAAACCATTAGAAATTCACAGCACTGACGAAGAAATAGCAGAAGGTGCTCCTGCTAAATGGTCAGTACCAATAGTGTTTGACCAATCAAATTTTTTCGCATAAGGATCTTACCCCTTAGTCTGGGTGAGATCCTAGAAGAATCCAGAAAAATTGAAAGTCACCAAAAAGAAATTAAATCAGAACTGTTAAAGATTTGTTGGTATATGCGAGGCGGTGTTACTATTGAAGAAGCATATATGCTTTCGCACGAAGACAAACAATTAATCGGTGACATTATTAAAGATAATCTAGAAACGACTAAGAAAAGTGGTATGCCTTTCTTTTAACGTGATTTAATACTTTTTAAAAGTTGATCAGCAAGTCTACGTTTTTCTTTAGCATTTAATCCAGCAGCAAGTTTTTTTGCTTGTGAGTAATTGCTAATTTTTGGTTTTTCTTCCTTATCGCTACTTGCAGGAGCATCTTGTTTAGGGGTAACTTGTTGCCCCGACATTTTTCTTTGCACCTTTACTTTAAGAATATTATCAATGCGTTTTGGAGTCATTGGATCACTAGTACCAATATCACTAGTATCAACATTTTTTGTTTTAAGAAATGCAATAACATCATCAGTTGTTGCTGTTTTTACACGCTTTCCTTGAGCGCCAAGATATGATCCTAGTTCATTTTTAAGATTATCAACACTGGCTTGCATATCAGCAGCACCTTTTTTCTCTGCTTTGCGTAATGCCCTACTCCTTTTAGTTAAAGGGATAAATTCATCAAGTTCTAAATTAGACATTTCATTAATTTTCATAGTGTTAATATCTCCTATAACATATTTATGTAATTCGCTATGCGAATTAAGTTTTCGCTATCGCTCAAACTATTACACTTCGTTTGTTGATATAAGTTATTATGAAGAAAACACATTATTACGAAGTAATAATGTTTAAGTTTCATGTAGATTGTTTCAGTCAGACGGAACCTGTTATGGTTCCATCAAACTCAAGAAAATGCTTCATGTGAGTCCGCTCCAGCCGAGACGTGGAAGTAGGTAATTTTCTGCTACACAATGGGCTCTGACCTTTCCCAACCTACGTCGACATATGTAACATAAAGAGTGCATAAAGCTGGTTTACGCTTTCTTTATAGTACATTACCCGTTGCTTCGTTCCTATGCATACGGTTTTTATGTGTAATGTGCAGTTTTTCGACAGCCAACATCCCATCTATGCCAATCAAACATCCTACTACCGGATGCCGCTCAGCATGTTACGTGTGCTCCTATACGGATGCTTTTTCCACAGCGGTATTTCTAAACTGGCCCGCCAACCTTATGTGTTGGATTGTTTTGCCTGTATGGTGTGTTCTAATAGAGCTTGCTTTAGTTTGTCTGAGCCGCCAACTCTTACGTTAATAATTCCGTTATAATACTCATCTGTTTCTAATACACGGCGCTCAAACTGCTCTCTTGCCTCAAGGTAAGACATCTCACCTCTGCCTTTACATAGGTATAATATTTCTCTAGTGAAGTTTTCTGGGCCTAGTGCTTCAACATCAGCTTGTAGTCTATCAGATGAACCCCAATAGTCACGCCAGTCTGATTCTTTATAGCCTCTGCGTTTGTTTTTTTTGCCTTTGAGAGGTGGCTTAGTTGTTTTAAACTTTGCTAGTTTTTTGCCTACATACTTTTGCCCAGTGGTAAGATTGGTTATGAGATAAACAAATCCTTCATACTCGTCAGGTATTATATCAATTTGTTTTCCTTCATAAGTCCACTGCATGAACTTACTTACCGATGCCTATTTTAATTTTCTATTTTTTTGGTTTTTCTTGTAGTGTTGTGTTTTTCGTGTATCTCTTCCATGCGTTTTTTTGCTAAATCCCTAATATCACGTAAGCATTTTCTTACATATCTATGAGTTCGCACAGAATTGCGTTGTTCAAAAACTTCATTTGCCTTAAAGTATTCTAAATAAGCCTTTACTAGTTTGTCTTGAGTGTCTTCCATTATTCTACAATATCTACATCGTTTGCATATGATGTAAATCCATTCTCTTTTATTACTTTTAGTACGTGATTAACACGACCTACTAATTCGTCTTTATGACTTATTAAAAATATATTTTTGTTTCGTTCTCTAGTCATTTTTTTAAGAATGCCTAGTGAATTTTCAACACCAGCAGTATCCATACCACTATCAATTAACTCATCAATGAATAATAAGTTAACATTTTGATACAAACTTTCCCAAACATCACGGAATGCAAAACTTAGACCGAGTATTAAGCGATTACGCTCACCTCTTGACAAATTATCAAAGTCTAAGTCTTGTCCTAGTTGTGTAATTTCTACATTTAGATCGTTTTGGAACACAACTTGATGAGGAAGTCCTAATCGATCAAGATAATATGTAAGCCTATTGTTCAAATACGCAAGATTCTGATCAATAATCTTTTTACGAATAAATGAATCTTTGTTTGTAAGAAGTTTTAATAAAAACTCTTGGTGTTCCTTGTACGAAGTTAGTTCGTTTACAGGAGTCCAGTCGATTTCTTGAAGTGCTGTTTCTTTTAAATCATCAATTTGTGCTTGATAAGGATCGTCTTCTTGTTTTTTATTGTCAAATGCTTGTTTTAAGTTGTCAACATTACTTCTGTGATCGTATGCTTCTTTAGCAGTTTCATAAAACGTATTAGGTTTGCCGTTGATATCTCCAATATCTGTTAAACCTTTCAACACATCTTCTAGTTTATCGGCAACTTCTGTTTGATATGCTATTGCATCGTTTAATTCTTTAGTTTTTCTCTTTTCAATTTCTATTTTTTTGTCTTCATGTAGTGCCTGGCCGCATGTATAACATGTAGCATCGTCAAGATCTGCGATGTCTTTTTCAGCTTTTTCTACAGATTTAGTGGCACGTAACAATGCACTCTCTAATGTGCTTTTTTCTTTATTAAGAGCCAAAATAGCATTGTTCATTTCTGTCCAATTTGCTAGTTTTTCGTGAGCGTCTAGTTCTTGGTCAATATCAACTTTTTCTAATTCTTCGATACCTTGCTGTAATTTTAAAATATCTTGTTCTTTTTTTGCAATCCATGCACGTTGTCTGCTAAACAAACCATTTATACTGGCTTCAATT